TCCATTTGTAAACGATTAGTAAGATAATTGATTTCTTTTTCTTGCTCGGCTTGTGATAAGTGTCCGAAAACATCTTTTACAAAACGTTCAGGTGTCATCTTATTTGCACCAAACACATCACTATAAGTTTTCATCTTATCTAATAATGGGCTTTGGTCCTCACACTTAAATACAATTTCGATTTCATCATTAATATTGTAATATCTTGCAACATAACCGATTAGTTCGTTTAAATCATCTCTAATATTTGAGATTTGTGATTTAATCCAAGTATCAGTTTTAGTTCTTTCACTTACAATTTCAGTAGCTGTTCTTGCACCTGCACCCTCATTTAAAAATGAAGCAATAGTAGAAGCCGATAATTGCAATTTAACTGCTATATCTTTTAAGATGTTCTCTTTCTCGGCTCTTATATCGTTTGAACGTAGTGCGAATTGTATAGGTGTGATTTTATCATTATCTGCCATATTAGATGTAACCTTTTGATAAAATCTATCACTTAATGTTTGTTCGTTATCAGGATCATCAGGATTCATATAATCTTCAGGCACTAATGCTCTTGCTCTTGCTAAATCAACCTCGTTACGCTCAAAATATTTAAGTTGGTCGAATTGTAGTGCTTCGGTTTGTAAAATATCACCGATAGGTTGTCCGAAAGGGCTATTAGGCACTTGTGGTAAATCAGGTGTAAAAGTCCATATCATACAACCAAGATAATCTTTAAATGGTAAATATTGTTCTTTACCAATAGTTAAGTTAGGGTAGTTATCTTTAATGTAGTTTCTAACCATAGATGGTAGTTGTTGCCAATCCACTTTTTCATTAGAAGCAAACATAGGTCTTGCTAGTGTTTCAGTTTGTAGGTTAGCACTACCTCTATAAACAGAAGCCTTTATACACGGCATACCCTTTTCATTAAAGTATCTTTCTTCTACAAGTCCGTAGTGTGTATCAGTTTTAACACTATTATTATCATCAGTTTTAACAGTGTTAGTAATCATATCAATATACACTCTAGCACTTGTGATTTTACCATTTGAATCTATATCTACAAAAAATGTATCAATTCTATGTTGTGATATAAATAAATCACCACTTAAATTACGATTAATCTTTAATAATGCAGTTCCACCTGCTGATGTAGAAATATAACCCTTTTTAAGTGTCTTAATTAATTTAACATCTTTAGCCCATTTTTTGATTTTAGCATAAGCCTTTTCGTTAGCACAACTAAAATCAATTCCGTTAGCAAACAATAGATTAGTTAAACCTCTTGATACACTCGGTAATAGTCTTTGAGATGTATACCCTGCCGTTTTATCATATACACCCTCAATAGAGCCATTATACAATGCTAGAGATGGCATTAAGTAATTAGCATAAAAGTTTTGATAGTATACAGGTGCGAATAAATAAAACGGATTAGATACCCTATAATCAAACAAGTTTTTCAATGATGATGATGTAACACTAACAGTGTCCTTATCAATAATTATTTGCGACATCTAATCACCCCTTTTATTTTATTTTAATTTATTTTCTCTTGATTATCAATATTATTTTGTTTTTGTTGCTTTTCTTCTTCCTTAACGGCTTTAGCAACACGCTTGAAATAGCCATCAATATCATCTTTATAAGCAATAGTAATAAGATGTTGGACTACTTTAACACCTTTATCAATTTCATCTAGTGTTGTAATAATCTCACCAAGTGATGATACCATAGCTCTTTTAATTAGTTTATCATCATTAGCACATTTAAGGATTTCTTCATTTAAACACTCATCTAAAACATTCTTATCAATATTAGTAAATTCTTTTGCTTCCATTATTTTCTTCCTCTCTTTTTTGATTTACTTTCTTTATAAGCATTATTCTTTTGCTTCATATCTAAATTAGCACATATAACATTAAGTGTAGTCTTTAATCTTAAAAGTCTACGTTGCATAGCAAGTAGCATATTAAATATTGCAATATTGCTTATCTCATCTTCTTTTAGGTTAGGAAATTTCTCAACATCCACCCCTAGTGCTTTTAAATATTCATTTTCAGTTAAGTTGTTATATCTTGTCATTGTTTCTGCAACGATTTGATTTAACATAGTATCGGCATTTACTTTCTCTTTCTTTTCTTCCATTAAAATCACCCTCTCTATTTTAAGTTTGCCAATTTTCTTATATCATCATAATGTGATTTTTCTCTTTCATTTACTCTAAAAGGAAAACTCAAATTATAACAATTAGTGTAATAAGGTATAAGTCCATATTCAAGTGCATCACATAAGTCATTAGGTATTGCAGGATTAAGTTTACCATTTTTATAACGTTGGCTTTCTATCTCTTTTGCAAGTCTATGCTTATTAGGTGTATTGTCCCAAGATGTAACACCCTCATTTAAAATCATTAGGACACCATAAGCAAAAGCATTTTTAATAATACCCAAGTTTACATCTTTCTTTTTCATAGTAAACCCTCTTATTAATATATGCTTCCATAAACGCTTATTCTTTGCAGTTTTCTTTGTATGCTCTAATTGTTTTATAAAAGGTGCAGAAGCACCATCACACGAAATTATAGTTTTTAGTTGGTTTGCTTCTATACCATATTTCTCATCTAAATAATCAATAAAGTTTTCTAGGATTTCACATTGTTCGGTTGGTGCAAGTGTTCTATTAGATTCTTGTGGATCATCATAACATACCTCTAATGTTTGAGCCGTTCCATTATCTAGTATAGCCACAGGCACAACTGCGAAAGTATCGTTAGCAGTAGCGTGGTCTACACCGATTATTAGATACCTGATATAATGCACTTTAAGTTCGTTAGCAAGTTTATAGTGTCTGCTTCTATCGAATTGAGGAAAAACAACATCACTTGTAGAAGCCTTAATATCGCCTAAAAAGATACGTTTAAACTCGATATAGTTAGTGCGTTTAAAGTCCTCAATATATTTTTGTGTTTCTTCACTCAATAGATTCCATATATCATAACAATTAGCATAGATATAGCACCACTCTTTAGATTTACGTTTAGATTCAACATAATCAACAAACCAATGACCGATAGTTTCACTATTACCAACAACAACGATACGACCATCTTTAATAAGTTGTCTAATAAAGGTTGCCATTGACTGCTCTATAACGTTCGCATCTTTATTTTTTTGTGCTTCTTCATACATTACTAGAGATAGTTTATGATGTGTAGTAACACCTCTTGAACGTTGTCCTCCACTACTATCAGTAATAGGGTAGAAATAAGTCATACCACTATGGTTGCCATCTTGTATTTTAATAAATTCTTTAGATTTAGGTATATAGTAAGTAGATGTAGGCTCATCACTAACATCAAAACCACTATTAAACAAGAATTTATAGATTTCGTTTATAATAGAGTCTTTAATTTCAGTAGCCGTAGCCTGTAAGATTACAATATCGTTAGATGGGTATTTATTAATAAAATACCACCATAGACATACGAGCATAGATGTTTTACCACTAATACGACCACTAGATAATAAGAAGCGTTTATAATCACTTTGAAATAGTGGTGCATATATTTGTGGCACAGTTATATTATTAGCGTTAAGTGTTTGGTTATTATCAACCTCACTCATTTGAATCACCACCCTCATCATCTGATTTTGGTAGTTCTACATAATCAGCATCAATAGATACTTTATTTCTTGAATCGGCTAATTGTTCTTTATTAGAAGCATCGACAATAGTAATAGTAATTTGTCCTGCTTGTAGATGACCGACCTCACTAGGCATATTAGAAAGACCTAATAAAATATCTAATTGTTTACGAGCGTTCATACGTTCAGTAATAGTAGGCTCTTTTTCGACAATACGTTCTTCTTTAACATTACCATCTCTATCTTTAATAGTAGTCTTTTCAATAGTTTTAGATTTACCTGTTGAAATATCATTATAAAATTGAATTCTACGAGCTTCTTCACCTGTGGCTTTATCAATAACCTCTAGAGCTTTTTTAGCCTGTTTAGATGTAGTTAGTGCATCAATTTGTTGTTTTAGTTTACCCTCACCATCTACTAATTGATTAAGTTTATTATGATTAATAATATCTTCAATAATAGTTGCGATATTACCCTTTTCGAGATTATGGCTACCCTGTGAAGCATTTTTAGAATTATACCCTGCAAGTTTATATGCTTCTGTTTTATTATAACCCTGTCCTCTAAAGTCGATATATTTCTTTCTACGAATATCGAGTGTATTATAGAAATCTAGTTTATCTTTTTCTAAATAGCCATATTTAATATTCATAAAATCAACTCTCTCTCTTAAATCTACTCTAATTATATCATACTTAAAAAGATAAAAAAATACCAATATTTTAATATATACTTGATAAAAAGGTATATAAGAAGAAAAGAAAAAAACAAGACAAAAGAAAAAGAAGTAATATAAAAAGAAAAAAGAAATAAATAAAGAAAAAAAGAATTACTAAAAATATTACTTTGTCATACCTAGCATTTTAGTAGGAATTAAAAAGCCGTATTTACTAGGTTATTCTTACTTATAAATTACTAGGTATTTCTATTTATAATTACTAATAAAATATTAAGTATTTTTTCTTTCTCTTTTCTCTTTCTCTTACTTATTGTAGAGTGAGATATTAATAACGCATTTTACTAGGTTTTTGAAATTGATAAGCATAAATACGAGTAAATCTCTAGGTATTATTATATATTATATATAAAATAAGTATATACTTTATACTATATATCTCTTTTATACTATTATCTTATTTTAGATACTAATATATATAATAATACTAATCGTTTAGTTCTCTTATATATACTATGTATATATACTTGTCAAGTATTAACCTATTTTATGCAGTTTTTATACCTATTTTAGTATTAATCTCTTAATATATACTTGATTATCTTTTATTAAGACTAAATGCCGTATTTAAAGATACACCCCGTATTATATTTTATCATCTAGTGTGGTATATGGGGTATCATATTGTATCAGATTATTTCATCTAGTATTCATTACTAGGTATTGACTAGGTATCAAAAGCTATCTAGTATTTAATATTATATTGGTATTGGATCAGTTGCTTTGTATCTATCTAGTTCTTAATACTAGGTATCCTATTTATTATTATATTATAATAGGTTATTAGACATTACATAGCATAGTTTTGAATACTCGGGGTTTTCTTCCTAACTAATTGCACACAATTTAATTGCATACAATAAATGATATAGTTATTAAAACTAGATAACATAATTTAGTTTATTTTTAGTTTTTAATAATGAAATAGTATAAATGTATAGGTATTGAATAAAAACGCAATAAAGACTGAATTTAGAGCCTTAAAATTGATTTTATAGTGTTATTAGATTTACTTATAAATACATTTATTAAATAGTAGTATTTTTTTATTTTAGTATTAATAATAAATTAATCAGCTTTTAAATATAATAAATACGGATCAGTTTTGTTTTTGTATTGGTTTAAACCTGCATAATTAATTATAACGTATCAAAAATGGCTTTATTTTAATTTTTATAATTAGATGGTATATTTTACTAGGGTATTACAGAAAAACAAAAAAAACGGGTTTTTATACCCGTTTAATCTAATACTACAATACTACAATTATTTAATAGTGTGTTAATATCTAGTAATAATATTATAATTGATATAATAAGTATAATTACTAAAAATATAAGAATATGTTTAAAATTAATATTATTCATTGTTTAATCCTTTCTCCTGTGCTTCTAACAGATACTATTTATATAAAGCTTCTTTTATCTTCTCATCTTCTTCAGCATTTAGCCTTTTAAAAGCTTCTTCAATAGTCATCCACTCATTATTAATTCTTATAGAGTCGATCAATATGTATTCGTTATCTTTCATATTTCTCGAATATTCGTATTCACACATCGAAGACAAGCCCAAAGCTTCAATGTCGCACGGGCAAATCTCCCACTCTTGAGAATCTAATATTATAACAATGTCGCAATTTTTGTTGTTAGAAATTTTTATTATATTTTGTAAGCTTCTTTTTTTTATTGTATTTTGTAAGTCTCGTTTCATCTTTCTACACCTCATCATTAACCATTTTATAATGGTTGTGTTTTCTGTAACTGTATATAATTAATTCATTTGATATAATGGCATTGTTTGATAGACCGAAATAAATATCTATATGGTGTTTAATTGTTAGGTCATTCTCTTTGTATATGTTACAGTATAACTCACCTATTGATAAAA